GAGAATCAAGAAATCGGTAATGCGAATTATCTTTCTGGTTCTTGGTATACGAAAGATTCATATTAATAAGTAACTTTGAAATCATAATAATATACGTTTTCTATATATTATTATGTCTGGCACTTTATGTGACTTATTAGCACGAAGACGTGCAATACTTAATAATCGTAAAGCACCTATACGACTAGAAATAGAAAATCCTTATTTCGACAACGGAGTACGAAATAGTTTAACATCGCGCGACTTGGCTATGCGACGTAAAGCTGAAATACTCCAATATAATAATACGTCTAGTGTTCAAGGAAAATTAACACAAGCACAACAATATAAAAATACTGTGGAAAATATTGGGCGAACAAGCACAAGAATTGTGGACGGGACGGTATTCAATATATCAACTTGTCTGGATGATTTATATCTCACTACATCGTCTAGTCGCTCTGATGTTCCTGGACCATCAATAGATTTATCATATAATCCCGATGTTCCTTTATACGGATATTCTACGAGCGCCCAGCAACTAGGAATTCCAAATATTGGTTCTCTAGATGCATGGACATTTAATACTGGAACAAATATACAAGCACCTAGTGGTGAATGGGTGACATTCATTCGTATATTTCATAATATTGATAATATCGATAGTGAACAAGAGAATAAAGATTATGAATTTGTCATGGATATTCCAATTGGATTATATGTTGCAGGTGATATATCGGGGGACGACATTACTCAACCATCTAATCATACATCTATTAATACAATAAAGGTCCGAATTTTAGACCACTTGGGCAATGTTCTCGAATCAGAATCTGACTTAACAGATGAACAAATTACCGATATATCATTGAACTATGAAATTGACAGTTCAAATAATTTCTATGCAATTAAGTATTTGGGCAATTTATCTTTTTCACCCACATTAAATATAGAAACACTTTCTTATTATGAAATACAATTTAAATTTGGAATTGAAAATGATGACACTAATGAGTATGAATCCGATTCATACGTATCCTCTGTCTATATGAACCTGACGTCTAATAATGTCGATACCAGTATGAATATAACAAATGTCGACCTTGTTGATGGCGATGGCTATGATTATTCTATGCCAACCTACACAGATTTTACAATTATAGGAACAGCACAAACTTAGATACAAATACTGGGCATTCGCTTTTCATCAAAGAATAGAAAAACTTGTAAGATATCTATTTCGGCAATTATATCCATAAAAGATTCATATAAAAGAGAGAACCAACCAACGTGTAAATGGGTTGTATTCACTTTTAAAATTGTATTTATTTGCTTTGATCTTATCTTAGGAGTATCTATTTTTGTGATTTTATCACTCGTTATCAATGAATTCATATATTTATATTCACTATTACTCGTAATACGAGTTGGTGTTTGATTGTTCATATCACATAATGTCCATTCTTCGTCTAAACAAACATTCATCTTTTTTAATTTAAACATGCTTCCCATCGTTTTTCGCAGAGCATTCATTTTGATAACTATGATTATACTTATCAAACATTTTATTTTTTTTATTAATTTACTAAAGTTACACGTTGTTTGTCCGGTAGCACATTTGTAATAAGGTTGGGGTTCAAACAACTTTCTTGTGTGGGAAATATATCACCCGACATGCACTTATCGGCATCTTTTACAGACGCACAAGACCGTCTTTGGTTTTGGTCTCCTACTAAACACCAATTGGTTTTCTTGGCTGTTATTGGATTTTGTATGCTGGTTTCACCAGAATCCGGTTCTGGTTCGTTTTTGGGTTCATCGCCACTTGACCTTTCTATTTTTTCGGATACCTCTGTTACAACGTCTCTTTTGCTTGCGTCTATTAATATATTACCTACACTTTGGAGTGTATCTTCTGCTATATCTATGCCCGTTTTAGCAGTGTCCGCTATCACATCTGTTGTTGTGTTTAATGTTACACCTGTTATGTAAGTAAAAGCTGATAAAAAACTTCCAATTAACGGGCGAAGTATGTCTCCTATATAATCTACAATACCACTCATAAAATTAATTAAATTTATACCTATTATTGAGAACGCAAGTAATATTACTAAAATTATAATAATAATGGTTTTAAAGTCAAAACCGGGCATAGAACTGGGTATAGAAATATCGGGTTTGTTGAATTCGGGAATGCCCTGATTATTCACTTCATCTTCCGTTAAAGTTGTTATTGTGCTCATTATATATTATAATCATATACTTTTTATTAGAATCTTTTCGTTTGGAGTGGTTAAATTTATTATACAAATATTTAAATGCAATCGTTTAAATTTGTAGAAACTTTCTTCATTTTAAGTTTAGGTATTACTTTCGCTTTGATTATTACATTGGTATATCATTTCAAAAAACGGATGGAAAACATGGAAACTAAATGCGATACTATGTTCGACATCGTTCAAAATTTAGCAAAAGAAGTATTAGAATTTAAACAAAATGCTCACGTAGAACAATATATGGTTCCTACACAAATGGAACACGTCGCATATGACACTTTAGATGATGTTGTTCATAATAACACAAACGACAATCATTCTGATTCCATCAAAGATGAAATGGATGAGGAATCCGGTGAGGAATCAGGTGAGGAATCAGGTGAGGAATCTGGTGAGGAATCCGGTGAGGAATCAGGTGAGGAATCTGATGAGGAATCGTGCGAGGATGATGTACTACAGGAGAAGATAACTATACCAGACGATGATGAGGGGACAAGAGTTATAGAATTAAGTGACCCGGTTATAAAATTGCCCCCATCAACGGATGAACCTTTAGTCAATTCTGGATTTATAGATGAAGATGAGACTGTTCCTACCGAATTGAATGTGGATGAATTATTGAACGTTAATAAGTTGGAGGACGAAACCATTAACGATGTGGACGATAGTCCTGATGGTAACTTAAGTAAAAGTGCATTAAGAAAACTTAAAATTGCAGATCTAAAGCAGATGGCAACGGATAAACAATACGCCGTTGAGGATTCTATGACGAAAAACGCAATTATTGATATTTTATTAGCAAATTAAATATTATTTATATATATAAATGTCTTTTATACAAAGCAATAATTACACAAAATTTGACTCTAATATTAAACCATACAGTTTCTTTTCATCCTTTGTAAAACCTATTCACGAACCTATTGTTCCACCGATTAAGAATAATAATGGTGACGAATTAAAGGCATTCTGGCAACCAGAAGCTTTGGATAATAATAAATTAATACGCAATTCATCTATAAAAACCAATTCAGAGTATCGTAAATATATGACGCACAAGGCAACTGTTATACGGGACCATAATGTACGTTATTTAACCAAGTGATCCGTTGAAATATACATTCATATCATCGGGATCGGCACTATCGGATAATAGCACAACATTTGAACAAGGTTTAATTCTAGGTCGGTTTCCCGATTTTATATCACGTATCAATGCCTCAAATTGTTCATTATTTGCTGATGTAAATGATGAATTTATCAACATATTAATCCTTTTATTTATTTCTACATCATAATAAGAAATGTCTATTCCTAATTTTAGGTTGTCTATATCAATAAATTCATCATACAGTTTATTCTCTGTTATTTCAATAACTATATATACACTTGTTCCTTCGTATAATTCGCCGATTGATGCTTTATCCTCCTTATAAATTATAACATCTTTATTTACTGTAAATATTCTTTTTATCTCTACTCCGTAAGTTGGTATAAATGTTAAATTTATATCTACTGATTTTAATCTCGTGCTTTCTTCTTCTATATTTTCAGGAACTTGTATATAGAAGAGGATTGTATTTTTTATATTAGAATCATATACACCACAGTTCATGCTATTGTATATTAAACTATTATATTAAGATTATAAGTATTTTCGGTAAATTTATATATATAAACTTTGGGTATTATCAATATAGGAAATGAAGTTAGTTAGTTTTGATGTCGGTATAAAAAATATGGCTTATTGTTTTTTCGATATATCGGGTGAAAATATTAGGGTTAAAGATTGGAATGTTATTAATCTTATGCCCGACGCCAATAAAACTACGGTTTTATGTAATCGCAATATTACAATTAAGGGTAATAAAAAAAAAGATATCAAACCCATTACCAAACCTTGTGGAAATAAAGCTAAATATACCAAGAATGAATTTTGTTTTTGTGAAAGACACGCCAGGACTGCATCGTTCTTAATGCCGTCTAAGAACCATAAAAGTGGTTCATTGAATAAAATGAAAACTAATGAATTAAAACAATTGGCATTATCATTTAATATTATACCTGAAAACACTAAGAAATCGGTTGTTGAACAAATGTTGGAATACTTTAATAAACATTCTTTGGAACCAATTATAAAACCAAAAAGTAATGCTTCTAATATAGACCTCATAACCATCGGTAAAAATATCAAAACTGAGTTTGATAAGGTTGATTTTTTACAGGTTGATTGTGTTATTATTGAGAACCAGATATCACCCATTGCAAATCGTATGAAATCTATACAAGGTATGCTTGCACAGTATTTTATTATGAGACACGATTCTATTCAAATTGAATTTTTATCATCTTCTAATAAACTTAAGGGTTTTGAAAAAGAACACGATACAGAGGACTCAAATTATAAACAACATAAGATGGACGCTGTATTTCATACCAAACGTATTATTGAGAACCCATATTTTAGTTCGTGGAAATCGCACGTTCTTGAACATAAAAAAATTGACGACCTTGCTGATGCTTTTTTACAAGGTCTATGGTATTTAAAAAAACACAATATTATTAATATTGCGTAGAACTTAAACATAAAATTTATATAATAATAATAGACTATGGAAGCCATCGATTTAACCGATTTAGAACCCATTAATATTTCACTTGGAGGCACAGAAACCGCCAAATCAACGAGTAGTCTCGGAGAGGGAATGGAGTTGTTAATGAATGATAAAAAATCAAATGATACATCTAAAACTAAGATTGATTTAGGAGAATTGGATAAATTAGAAAATGAGTTGAACGACCTTTCCTCTATTAACATTCAACCTGATTTAAATAGTGGTAATCCTGACTTGAAAAAGGTTGATACCAATAATTCTTTTGGGGGTTTTGCTAAATCTATGTTTGGTGTTAATGAAACGAAAAATGTGGAACCCGTTACGGGTAACGATTCTAAACTTGGATCTTCTACTGCTGAATCTATGGGCGCGCAAAGTAAGACTTGGGACGGATTTACAAAATTAAGTGGTATGAGTGGTGATAGCAAACATTCGTCCTCTAATAATATGACGGACAGAGAGAAGCGCAGGAAAAAGCGCGCTATGCTTAAACATTTAGATGATTGGCACGAAAAGGGCATCATTAAAAACATGTCAAAACTTAATATGGAATCAAATTATGATGAAATTGAGGATGAATATGAGGGAGCGCTGGATGATAAGCGTAAGCGCGATTCTGTAAAGATTCAACAAAATTGGCTCATTACTATGGTTAATACTATAGAATATGGTAATTCTATGTTTGACCCATTTGGGGTCTCTCTTGACGGTTGGGGGGAATCTATAAGTGAGGATGTTGATAGTTATAATGAAATTTTTGAGGAACTACACGACAAATATAAGGGAGGCAAAATGAGTCCAGAACTAAGTCTTTTACTTCGTCTTGGTTTCAGTGCAAGTGTTGTTCATTTTAGTAATAAAGCTCTATCTACAGCAGCGCCTGGATTCAATGATGTTATTAAACAGTCTCCCGAATTGATGCGAATGTTTACTGATGCAACTATGAATTCTATGAAAGAAACGGCGCCTGGTATGTCTTTTGCGAGCGAACTGTTACAGCAAAATAAACCCGGCACGAATAATCCACCACCCGCCGCTGTTAGAACTCGCGACCAAGCTCCGCCACAAAGACCCGGGATGAATTTTACCTCCAATGATAATTCTGTTGGTTCTACTATGTTCAGGGAATCGGGAGTCAACCTTGGCGCAAGTTCGTCCGCTAATGAACCATCCGCGAGACCGGAAATGTCGGGACCACGAAACACCGATATCAACGATATATTATCTGGTCTTAAAACGAAAAATGTTGATATTAGAAGTGATGCAAAAGATAATGATTCTGTAGTTAGCATTTCAAGTATAAAAGATATGAGTGAGACAATTCTTCCTAAGAAATCCAGTCGTAGAAAATCTGATAGGAATGTTGTTTCGCTTGATATTTAAGCCTTTCATCATGATGTATTTATTATAATACTTCATAATGCTTGTTTACTTTTTCTGTTGCTTTGAACTCTTATTCTTTTTACCTCCTTGTTTCTTGAAAGACTTGTTCTTTTTACCTCCTTGTTTCTTATAAGTCTTGTTCTTTTTACCTCCTTGTTGCTTCTGCTGCTTCTGTTGCTTCTGTTTCTTATTATTCTTTTTACCTCCGAAAAAATCAAAAATCCCATTCTGCTGTTGCTGCTGTTGTTGCTGTTGTTGTTGTTGCTGCTGCTGTTGTTGTTGTTGTTGTTGTTGCTGCTGCTGTTGTTGCTGCTGCTGCTGCTGCTGCTGCTGCTGCTGTTGCTGTTGCTGCTGTTTACCACCTTGCTGTTGTTGTTGCTGTTGTTGTTGCTGTTGTTGTTGCTGTTGTTGTTGCTGCTGTTGTTGTTGTTGCTGCTGTTGTTTCTGCTGCTGCTGCTGTTGCTGTTTACCACCTTGCAACTTTTTGTAATCTTTTTTGGCGTCCTTCATTGCCTGGGAGTATTTGTATTCGGCATTTTGTTGCTTACCGTTCGTATATGTCTGTTGTAAATGTTGCATCCAAGCGGTTTGTTGTCTCATAATATATATATATTAGTAAAATATAATATTTTTGTTCTTTCATTATTCCACTAAAACCATTATTCCACTAAAACGTATATCTATAAATATTCTTTGTATAATTCAATTGATTTAATTCGCTGTTCGCTAAAATCCACTATAGGTCGTTCGTATTTTACAGATGCATATTTTTTATTACTATGTTCTATATTCCAATTGTGTATATCTTTTGCATCAACATCTTTTAATTCTGGTATCCATCTTTTTATAAATAACGCATCTGGGTCATATTTTTCGGATTGTGTCCACGGATTGAATGTTCTAAAATAAGGCATAGTGTCGACACCCGTTCCAGATAACCATTGCCAATTTCCATTATTATTAGCTACATCATAATCAATTAAATTTTTTGCGAAGTATTTTTCCCCGTCGCGCCAATCCAGTAGTAATGTCTTGACGAGAAAGCAAGATGTAACCAATCTTCCACGATTGTGCATCCACCCGGTTTCATTTAATTGTCTCATGCACGCGTCTATTACAGGAAACCCGGTTTTCCCTAAATGCCAACGTTCTAAATAAGTTTTATTCTTATTCCAGGTTATCTTATTATTTTTGGGGTCTAATACATATGGATACGCAAATAATACTTGCGCATAGAAATCTCTCCATACCAACTGACGCATTAATTCGCTGTTAATACCGAAATTATTGCGAACAAAATGGTACACTTCTCTAATTGATATACAACCAAATTTTATATATGCTGATAATAAACTTGTATTATGTGATAATGTATTACGCATTTGGTCGTAATTCTGCTGTGTTTTAATTGTTTCTTTCAATTGTTTTTGTCCATTTATTCTTCCACCACTTACTAATGTGTTCTCATTAAATTTATAATGGATAGACATCTCGTTGAACGATGTTGAATGACTGAGTGTGACAAATTTAATGGATAAATTTTTTTTGGTTATTGTCACTGGTTTATCTACGTTTATTTTCAACGCCTTATTGTAAAATGGTGTAAATTTCTTATAACAAGTATTACTACCTGTTAGAATAGTGCCCGGTTCGTATAGATAATAATCCTGAAATTCATTACAAATTATATTATTATCATTACATAATTCTTTTATTTTATGGTCTCTTAAAAGCGCATAAGGAGTATAGTCGCGATTATAATATAACGATTGTATGTTCAACTTATATATTAATTCCGATATAACTTTATTATTATCACCATACAGTAAGTATAATTTACTATTCAGTTTGTTAAATTCATATGATAGTTCTTTTAGACTTTCAATCATAAATTGGATTGCGTTACTGGATTTAAAATCATTTTTTTTTGTAATTTGCTCTGGTGTAAATATAAAGCAGCAAAATACTTTATCACAGTCGTTACAAGCATTATAAAGGGCATTATTGTCATAAATTCTTAAATCTCTTCTGAAAATGAATAATCCATTTTTCATTTATATAAGCGCATAAAAAACTATAATAAAAAGACCTCATTATAAATAATAATACACATATGAATGCCGACGATGAATTAACTGTTAATTTAATTGTAATAAGTAAGGTACAGGTAAATACCAAATTATACACATCTGGCATTTACTTGAATTTAGAACAACCCAGTTATGTGCCCGAGAGTGTTCGACGATGGATACGTCAAGATAGTAGAGACGAAACGATTAAAAAGATAAATCGCATCGTTATGCGTGCATTAGAAGAATTGCGACGTGATGATGTTAATAATATTTCATATAAGCATCACCTATTAGAGGCAAAGAAAGGCCTTTTAAATTTAAGAGAGACTTATTCTAATTGTATTCAAACGGTTGCTCGTATTGATACACTTATTAGTAAAATTTCAACAATTGAACCGACTGATAATAAAACTATTGAAGATGATAGGAACTCTTTCAAAACTATGGACAATTACGATGATGACGATGATGATAATGATGATTAACCCAATTTTATTCATAATTATTATGAATAAACTTAAAGATTTTCACATAATACCTATATAATGAACGATACCAATTACACTGAACAGATGAATGATTTAAACGAGCTGCTTATGCGGTATTTATCGTATATTGGTATACAACTATTATTTTTGATTAATATGCTCCAGACATATTTAGAAATAAACTATAATAATTTGTATAATAATAATGTTTCATTTCATAAATTCATAGATGCTATCGATGACAATTTATATTCTTTAAAAAAACTTACAGTACCTCACTACATAGAACCTCCTTTTTCTTATTTTAAAGTGTGTTATAAGGATACTACTTATAAAGAAGAGTATATGAATATGGATTCTATTTTATATGATACCAAAACCGCGGACACTTTGAATGATTTGGTTTCGGCGTATAAGAATATTTTTTCAACTATTAAACCTATAATAAAAAAGAATGAACTCGAATACCTGACATTGCTTCATTATCGTAATATGACAGATGATTTTATCGTATCAAAGTTGATATGTAATGATGACGCAGATGACGAATATAATATCCTATGTGATACTATTCCTACTAGAAACTTTTTCTTGTCTATTGAATATCAACACCCGGAAATGAATAACACAATCACATTGAATTTAGATAAGAGATATTTAATCACAGGAAACGAATTGTTTTCGCCCTGTTTTGTATTAAAATGTTTGAATTACCAAAATATGCCCTATATATTTGATAATAATTATAAATTGGTGATTTTAGACTCGGATATAAATACTACGACATTGAAAAGCACTCAATATATCCGATTATCTAATTTGAAATATGAAGTAATAGACATTAAATCTGATATTAAAACTGATATTAAAACTGATATTAAAACTGATTAACGAAATCAATTTAAAAAAAAAACACTTTATATACTAGAGACGATGGAAATCAACGTCAAAAATTCTACAAAACAATCCCATCCATTGCTTGGTATATGGAATTTGTATTTTCATTTACCACAGGATAAAAGTTGGGATATTAAAAGTTATAATGTAATCGCAAGTGATATCAATACGGCAGAGCGTTCCATTGTAATTAATGAATCTATACCTGAAAAAATTGTTAAATTTTGTATGTTGTTTATAATGCGCAAAGGCATCACACCTATGTGGGAAGACCCTGCTAATCGCGATGGCGGTTGTTTTTCATTTAAAGTATTGAATAAGGTTGTAGGAACTGTATGGAAAGAATTGTCTTATGCTGTGTGTGGGGAGACATTATTCACTAATAAATCTCATAATAAAAAGGTTACTGGTATTACTATCTCACCGAAACGTAATTTTTGTGTTATTAAAGTATGGTTAAGTGATTGTTCTATTCAAGACCCTAATACTATGATTGATATTTCTAATTTATCAAAGGACGGTTGCTTGTTCAAGAAACATTCATCTGCTACCAGTTTCAAGAAGCGTTAGACCTTTGTTTTTATTATTATTGAATAATAAAAACTAATAAAAACTAATTATGCAACGCATTATAATCTTGGAAGATCTGCAAGACACATTCTAATCTCACCCAGACTTGCTACATCATATTTTGCGATTAATGGTAGATCATTTCCCAGGTATAATTCCAGATTTGTGCATAATGGCGTACATTTAATAAAATGACCCAGACTTTTCAACGAGAATTCTCCTTGGACTACTACGGACATATCGGGTTTTTTTGAGAATTCCATGCTACCATTCGACTCTGAACGAAATATATTTGAACTCGCGAATGTTCCTTTACAAGCAAATGTTAAATCATTTCCTGATGACTTTATCTCAATTCTATCTGAAATTCCGTTCATATCGCGAATGATTTTCTGAAAATCTGTTGTTGGTAGGTTTATTGTAATCGGGTATGTTACATCGGGCACAATCAGTTCCTCCGGATCCGGTTCAATCAATCTTAATTTCTGAGTGTATCGTTGTTTTATGTCTCCATTGTCATATTGTAATCCCAAGTGTGATACTACACCATCATGATAGTCTTCCTCGTCTATATAGATCGTTAATGTATCATCATTAGACATCGTTGAGATTAACTTAAATAAATGTAATGTGTTCGCGCATACTATAATTTTATCGGGATCGCACCTATACTGTTCAAACCGTTCGGCATATAATATTACATTCACTAATATAGTATGGGTCTTATCAAAATTAATTATTTTTAATCCTTGCTTTGTAAATGTAATTGACGCATCTGTTAAAACATCTTTCAACGCGGTTATCGTATTTCTTATTGGAGAAACTTGAACACTTTTAATTTCAAGAACACGCTTTTTGGATTCGTTCATAATACTATTTTATTGTATATGTGTTTATAACATTTTACTGTTTATATATTTTAACTTTTATATATAAACATCTGCTATAATGCTGGAATTAACTCCTTCTTTTTTTTGTTATATTGCATTTATTTTTTTTTATACATAACGATTTCGCCAGTTTTAATGATTTGCTCTTCTCGTCGCAACCTTTTTCTAATAAATGATAATCTACTATTGCTGCATTTCCACCCGTCAACGCAGATGCTAAACGCGCATAACCCCAACTTTGCGGGGTTTGATTCGGACGAGAACCGGAACTTAAATACGCACCTTCGCCTTTATTTATTATTTTTTTTAAGGTTGCTATGCTACATTTACTTTTTTTTGCTAATTCTTTATCGGGTCTTGCACTTTTCACTTTATATAACTCTTGCAAACGTCTTGTATGATTTGACTTACGATTTTTAAAACTCTTTATTTTTGGTCTTATAAAATACTTTCCTTTCTTATAATTTTTTCGTGATTTTTTTAGATAACTCTTCTGCTTTTCCTTGTCTTTTTTTGTTAAATTTTTTGGAATATATCGCAGAGGGACTTTATCCTTTTTTCCTATTTTAACATGGGGCATCTATAATATTATATTAGAAAAAACCTGTTTTGGATTCTTCTATGATTTTTCGAAAAGTGGACAATTATAATTGTCCAATTTTCATTTTTCTTAGAATACTTTTTCAGCGACTTTTCTGAAAAACCGGTTCAAAGCATAATGCAGTAAATCGTATTTTTGTTAAAGATTTTTATTAGCATAACATTTTTTGTGAGTTTCATTTAGGGATAAAATATGTAGCTCACTATTATAATACAAATGATGACGCAAAAATCCAAAAAAATCCCCAAAAAATTTTCTTGTAAAAGTTGTTATTATGAATGCAGTAATAAAAAGGATTATAATAAACACTTATTGACTTCTAAACACTATTATAATACAAATGATGACGCAAAAATCCCAAAAAATCCCCAGACCTATTCTTGTGAATGTGGAAAAAATTATAAATATAGACAGGGGTTATACGCTCATAAAAAGAAATGTCCTCTAATTAACAATGCTATTGCCGTTCAAGAGAACCCAGAAGAAAAACCTTCTATGATGGAAATTCTTTCACAAAATAAAGAATTAATGAATTTGTTGGTTGTTCAAAATCAAGAACATCGTGAGGAAACCAGTAAATTACACAATACTATAAAAGAGATGATACCAAAAATAGGGAATAATAATAATAATACAACTAATAATAATCAATTCAATTTACAAGTCTTTTTAAACGAGGATTGCAAAGACGCAATCAACTTTTCTGATTTCATAAAACAAATTAAAGTTTCCTTTGAAGATATAGAGAACCAAGCAGAAAGTGGATACGTTAAAGGGATTTCCAAGCTTTTTATTGAGAATTTAAAAGA